GCTCTTCTTGTCTTAGTTGAGCGTTTAATTCTTCATCGCTTAAGTTTGTTAAGTTTATATTCCCTTCATGCGTTGTCTTTTGCTCTATACGGTCCTTCCAGTTACGGTTATCCCTATTATTGAGATAGTATTTTTGGGCCGGTACATCGCCTTCAGATGCCTTCTTGTATAGGGCATTAGTGATTTGAGCTATGCCTTTTGCTTTACCTGCATCTATCGCCTCAGAAAAATCAGAGTATTCTTTGGTCTTTTCGTTTAAAGTTTGATAGCTAATGCCTAGAACTTGAGCTATTTGCTCTTTCGTAAGCCCTTGAGCTGCTAATGATTCTGCTTTTTTACAGACATCTTTAGTTATTTCAAACTTAGGCCGACCGGCTGTCATGCGGCCTCCTTAATCGGCTTAAGCCATTGTCTATATATTTGGTTGGATATTTGGGCTGTCATTACCGGTGGAACGCTCATTCCTATTAAGTATTTTGGCTTAATATCTCTAAAATTATAGTCAATAGGATATGACCCTGATTTTTTGAGCTCCAAATCACATAACCGTCTTTGGATTGCGTAATGCCAAGATCCATGCCCGGGATCAGAGGTAATAGTATTTATGGGTTTAAATTGGTCTACCTTATCATCATTAAAATATGATCCATTGGGGTGCTCCGTACTGAATGACTTCCCTTGTTTAGTTTTTATCCACAACTTACTTATCTCTGTATTATTAATAATGCTTAAATCTTCTTTGTTCTCTATAGCTGAAAAGGATATAGCCGGCTCTTTAAATTCCAAGCTTAACCGCGGCAAATTAAAGTCTTTCCGGATCCCAATAAAGAAAACTCGCTCTCTCTTTTGTGGTACCCCCATTGATGCAGCATTTAAGAGAAATACCTGAACCTTATAACCGGCCGCTTCAAATTTAGCTTTCATTTTCTTAGCATATGCCTTGGCATTACCTTGAATTAACCCTTTCACGTTCTCTAATACTGCCACTTTAGGTTGAAGCTTTTTAATGGTATCAATATAGATGTACACTAAATCATCAAGTCTCTGATTAGCCTGACCTTCTCTGAATTTCTTTTCCTTTCCCCAGTCCTTGTCCCTATTGCCGGCCATTGAAAAGCTCGAGCATGGGGGAGATCCGTCTAACAAATCCAGATCATAGAGCTCTTCAGGTAAATCTGTTCGCTTGTTAAATTGCCTGATATCTTCTTGGTATAAATACTGGGGCCCATGATTGGCTTCATAGATATCCGCTACTTGAGGATCAATCTCTACCCCTCCAAGATGCTCATATCCTGCCAATTTATATCCCATACTGGATCCGCCACCACAAATGAATGTGCCGAACACCTTACAATTGTGTGATTCTATGCCTTTAGCTGGGTACCCATCACTTAGCCACCACTCATAAGGAAATCTCATAAGCCTAACGCCGACAATAAGGCTATTTCTGGAGAATCACCAAGCTTACTCAATGCGCTTTTAACCGCTTCATATTGATCTGAGCTGAATTTAAACTTGAGCTCCATCCAATCATCAAAATCATCCATATCCAGTTCTTTGTTCTTGTCTGAATAATCAACAAATTCAAATAGGTTATCAATAAAGCCGCTATCAAATCCTAGTAGGTCAATATCAAATTCTACTTCCTGCAGATGTTCTAACTCGAGCTTAAGCGTTCCAAGATCCCAGCCAGCGTTTAAAGCTAGTTGATTGTCAGCTATTACATAAGCCTTGATCTGTGCCTTTGTGAGCCCTTTTAATTCTATTGTTGGGACTTTATCTAGATCTAACTTATTAGCCGCTAGAACCCTACCATGCCCAGCCACGATGTTTTTCTTATCGTCTATTAGTATTGGGTTAGTAAAGCCAAACTCGTTAATACTTGCTGCTATCTGGTTTATTTGGTCGTCGGAGTGCGTCCGTGAGTTGTTCACGTATGGGATAAGGTCTTTTACGTTTAGATAAGAAATCTTATGTTTCACGCCTGGCATTACAACCCCCTCATGGTTAATAAAGGAGCTAGCTCAATAATAACTACTAGGGCCATAGTGGTAACTGCGCCGATAAAGAAGCAATCTAGATGTATCTCAGACATTACTCACCCCCTAAAACATTATGGTTAGATAACCTACTGCCGATATACACACGGAGAAGCTCATCACCATTCTCATCAATTACACCTAGATCTTTGTTTGTCTCGTTATAATCAAGAGTATATTTTGGGGGGATACATCCTTCTTGTGTAACTGGGAAGTGCTTGTTTGCGTATGCGTAACATCTGCAGCCAAGCTCCCGATCAATCCACTTGTCCACCCTGCCAATAGCCATTATATCAATCATGGTTTCTAGGCATGCGTTGAAATGTACCCACCTACGCAGATCAAAGGTTGATATCTGTATAATACCTACCCTTCTTTCTTTGTTTTTAACGTGATTGAAGTGATACGGATTAATATTTTGCAGGCATTCAGTAAACTTGTTTATCATGCCCTGCACATCGTTGGGTTCGTAGATTGCGAATAGTTGGTCTAACTCAAAACAACCATCTCTACGCACACAATCAAAATCCATTGCTATGCTTTCGCCTTCTTCGGCAGTAGCTAAATTACCCACAAAACTATCTGTACCGCTGCATTCAACAGCGTCCACTATGCTTGTATAGTAAAAGTCATTTCCAATGGATCTTTGTTTGATCAGTATGCCCTCAAATATACAAGGCTCATAGTTTGAGAAAAGGGTATTCTCTGGCAGGGCTAGAAATTGCTCTCTGTTAACTATTTTCATATCAACCTCTCTTGGGTTATCTCGGCATCTTACCGAGTGATTATCTTAGCATTTAGGAACATTCAGCGCCAATCGTGAACGTAACTAGAGCCGCTTTGAGGTTTAATGAAGCATCTGTGTACTGTCCACATGCTGTCCATTCGCCAGCTACGTCAAATTCTGTTCCGTCCGTAGTATACTCTAAATACTCACTGGCGCTTACAGATCGTACTGGGTTAAAGCCTGCATTGTTTGTTAATGCTACAGCTGGAGCGCTTACCGCTGGGGTTGTGGCTTGAGTTACAGTGAAATCAGTACCACCTGGGGGTGCTGTGAAGGCTATTTGTAAACCAGTCGAGCCAGACATATCAAAATCAGTCGCTATTCGGAATGGTTGGCCCTTCTCAGTTACTTTAATTGATTGAGTCATATTTCACCTGTTTCGCCTATTCCATCGTTTAAAATTAAACCAACTTTCCCGATACCATCCTTGGTTATTTTAGATCCTAGACCTATCCCATCATTGTACATTAAACCTACGTTACCAGATCCATCATTAAACATCAGACCTATATCAGCTATACCATCGTTGGTCATTATGGAGCTATACCCAACTCCTACAGCCACACCTAATGGGGCTCCAATCTGTAATCCAAAGGTAAGAAACTCTGGAACTCCTGCCGGCGTACCAATACCAAGCGTTATGACTTGATTGATATCTGCCATTTAAGTGGCTCTCGTTATGCTGGTGGGGGTTGTGCCATCGTCTAAAGTGAAAGTCATAGCCGTTGTGGATCCATCAACCTTTTTACTCGTTACCGTTGTTCCTGCTACTGATCTCTCTTGTAAGAACGCCTGAATACCAAATAATATCTGGCTTAATGTCCCTGCCGCCCCATCTGCCGCATAGGCCTCGGTTAGCGCTGTGGTTAGGATATCAGTTGCTTTTGCTGGCGCATAATTACCTTGGGCTGTGGCTAAAGTTGCGCCATCTGCCCCGGTTAAGGTATCCAAATCTGTTTGAGCTGTTGCTAAACTTGCCGCTGTTGCTAGCGCTCCATCCGTTATTGCTGTGTCGCATTCGGCGTTAATGGATGCCAGGGCGGTAGCGTTCCAAGTTACTACGCCATCAGATAAAGGTATTTTAGCCAGATTAGCGGTATGATCAGCAGTCTGCTTGGTATTACCTGTGTAAGTAGTGATCGTGTCACACAATTGAATATCAGTAGCGGAAAGATCTAACGCAGTAGTTGGGTTTTCTACATTTGCCCAGTCTACCCCGATATTACCCAAAGCCGTTGTATTTAAAACGTTCGGCACTCTTGCTGCTACGTCAGCAGTTTGAAGGGTGTTTCCTGTGTATGTTGTGAGCGTTCCAACTAGAGTAACATTGGCTACCGCATCAGCTGCCGGATCAAAATAACTCGCAGCTACCAATGTCCTAGCGTTAAATTCTGCTACCGTTGGGACGTCTGCAATCCCTGCCGTATGGTCTGCTGTCTGATCAACGTTGTCATCAATATCAACAAGTATTGGCGCTGCTACTGCGTTATTAGCAGATGCCACCACGATACTACAAAAGGTTTGGTCAACGCCCGTTGCGAAGGCTGCGTCTGGATAGTCACAACGGTAAAGGCCTTTCATGTGAGTATCGTCAACTAAGATAAACCCACCATCGTCATGCGCTGCGCTGGCACTAGCTAAAGTTTTTAGTGTTAGGTCAACTCTTGCTGCGCCCTGTCGCGCATATGAAGCAGAGCCGCCCGTTTCTATGTCTGAGAATAATAAGCCTGTAACCGGCTCTCCTGGCGTAGCGTGACCCGCATCCCCAACGATGTAATAGTAAACACTAACATTTGTTGAGCCTGCTTTTACTATCATTGTCTCATGCCGCCATAGTTAGCTATTGATCTGTTTGTTAAGAGTAAATCTCCGGCTGCCACCGCATCCACCGTAAATGTCGGCGTTGCCGTTATCGCCCCTGCCCCAGTCACCAAAACAGCAGTTGGTATTATACCCGTTACTGTTTGTTGTGCTGCGATATCCATTCCTGCTTGAGCGCCGACTGTCCAAGTTGCT